TCCGTATTTATTACAATACCAATTCGGTGTTTCCCTCGCTTGTGAAGTTCGGCAAGTTTCATGGAGCAGAGCGCGCTGACGACACATTTGCGGGTTTCATCTTGAAGATCAAAGTCAATCGGGACGGTGCCTGCGTAGTAGTAATCAGCAAACAGGTTTACATAGTTCTTCTCTACGGCATCAATGTCGTCCGAAGACAGCCACTCTTCGCGATTCAATGCCCATTCCTTTGGTGCCTTGGGCCTGCGTAACAAACTGGCCACGATACACTCGGCACGACCGGTCTTACACTTGGAACCAAGCCGGCGTTGAAGTTCCTTCCAGGTTGCGTCAATGTTGGCTCCGCAACTTATGGGAGTTTCTCGCGGATGTTCCTTGTTGTACACCTCGCACAGTCGTTTGACTTCTTCCTCATCAAATACCGACATTCTTATTGTTTGAAACAATATACTTTATAACACAAATATAATGAACGCACCCAACATCGTGGAGGCGGTTGTTGCCGTTACCACTCATGGCGAGATTCTGCTAAGTCCAGATCGCAAGCCAATGACGTTTCGGCTTCCGGCGGGCATGACGCTGACAAAGGTAAGTATGGCAGTTCCCGGTGTATGTAACATCACGGATGACCGCGATTTGGAGGTTATTATCAACCGCATCATTGAGTTATGGAGGGCTCCCCGCAATCGCAATGATTGGCGAGTTCAGGCTGTGCGTGAGGTGATTGCGGAATTTCAAAAGAGCACTAAGAAACAGGTTCAGACGGACCGAATACCCGGGAATATAGACCACGCCGCATTCGTCCATTACGTGCTCAAGATGGGAACTGAAACGACATACAATCCGGGCGACGAGGTGATTAATAAAATGTTCAGTCGGTCGGCAGCCGAGGACAAGGCCCGGTATGATTACAAGGTCCTCGCATTGAATCTACCAAACTATCCCGATCTTATGGCCAATCTGCTGGGGAAACGTGGGGCGGGGGAGATTCTCCTAATGGATGTCGTCCAGATCCTACAGCAGCGCGGGATTAATCACATTACGATGTTTGACTTTTCATGCTCTATCATGGACTCGGCCGAACGTGATACCCGCATTATTCGCCGTGAACTTACAGTCAAGGGCTTAAAGGGCGGCAAGAGTCGGCGTTACAAGAAGAAAACGAAAACTCGGCGCACAAGGAAAGCAAGACTCTAAATGGATACTCTTAAGCCCACACTCGCTCGTTATCTGGATATTAACAAGAAGCTCTCGGAGGTGAATGCCCGTGCCAACGAGTTACGCGATGAGCGACGTTCGGTGGAACTGGACCTTGCTGCCGCATACAATGAGGAGCCGCTGCCCGACAAGATTGAGCTGAAGCAGTCTCAGATGGTCTTCCTTGTGAAGAAGCCCGGTGAGTGGAAGAAGGGTTGGACGCTTTCTAAGAAGCAGCTTCAGGAGTATCTGCTAGAGATCCTGCCTGAGCACGGTCCGGATGTTATGAAGGAGATTGCTCGGCGTCACGAGCCAAAGCTGGTGGCCACCGATTATGCGTTTGATTTGAAGGTGATGGATGTGTAGGACTATTTGAGGGGAATATCATCGTAATTATACTGTTTGGGTGCTTTGAGCGCTTCCCGCATTAGGCGGAGCGTCTCCTGCATTTCTAGGAGTGTTTTTTCAACTGTTTCAATATTTCTATCTGCCATGAACCCCACCTGGATTCTCATGAGACACGGGGTCACCTCTTGGTGGGCGCGTAAAACACGTGAGGCAAGGGTTCCAAAATTCTTAATCATTAATCTATGGATATCTGGTGAGATATTTTTAAATGGTATAAATAAAATGGACCTCAACGTACTTATCCCCGTGCTCCTCTTCATTCTCCTGTCGCCGGGCGTCCTCCTGTCCCTGCCGCCGGGGTCGGGTCACCTCGTCCAGGTGCTCACCCACGCCGCGGTGTTTGGCGTCGTGTACTCCGTTCTTCGCATGGTGTTCCCTCAGTACTATTAAAACGGACTTTCTACGTTCACGCAGATAGATCGTAATGGAATCCTATTGCCCATACAACCCCGCCAATAGAGTGTTTGCCGAGCGTGACATTCACAAGATCATACACAAGCATGGGCTGCCTCACTATCGGGTGAGCAACCCGCGCGTGTTTCAGACAGCAATGGTTCACACCACGTATGTCCGTCGCACTGAATATACGACACCCGATGGCCGACCCGCGCAATTGGCGACCTGTCCGGCTGGCGTGATGCCACTCCAAGACGAGTCCTATGAATGTCTAGAATTTGAAGGAGACTCGGTTCTAGGTGTTTGTATCGCAACGTATCTTCGCAAGAAGTATCCAGAGAAGAAGCAGGGATTTCTCACCGATGCTCGGAAGGAATTGGTGAACAATGAAAGGATTGGTCAACTGTCCAAGCAGATTGGGTTGGATCGGTATTACATCATGAGCCGGCACAATGAAGATTCGCCTGCGATTGCCGGTCGGTCCAACCTCAAGAAGTTGGGCGATATCTTTGAAGCCTTTATCGGTGCGTTGTGGACGGATTGTGGCAATCGCTTCAATGTAGTCTATGCCTTTGTAATCTCCGTGATGGAGTCGTACCTAGACATTGAAGAAGTTGTGACGGGCGCAACGAATTACAAGGATCTGTTTCAGAAGTACTGCCAGAGGGAAATGAAATGCACGCCAACGTATGAGATGTTGTCCAACGATCCGAAGAAGGGTGAAATTCGGGTGGCGGTCTGCGATGCAAACAACAAGCACCTAGCGTATGGTCACGGAGTGACACGAAAGAAGGCAGAGCAAATGGCGGCCCGTGAGGCTTTATGCGCTACGTAACTTCTGGGTCTGAAGATGTCCCTTGCGGTAACGCTTCATGGTGCGCCCGCGTGTTTGGAGAACAGACTTGGTGCAGATCCCAATTGCCGCAGACTCCTTGTTTGAGCCCTTTCGTGCGCGAACAGTCTTCCGCACAGACTTGACGCACTTGTCAAACTTCTTTGACATACGAGTCTTCATTTGTGCTCTTCCCCCTAAAAGAGTTGAACTGGGAACAAACATCTCATCAATGTATTTTTCAATCTGAGGTCTCATTTCATTCAATGGGTGAGTTTTCCTCGCTTGAAAAAGATTCGCAATATTTTGTTTGAATTTCTCTAATGTTCCTGTGTCGATAATATTGAACTTGGCCATACTTCCGGCGATTGATGCAACATCGTAAAACTTCATAAACCGCTGAACATCTGAAAAATTCTGCATATTAATGTTACAAACACCTAATAGGTCACATGGTGTGGTAAATTGGGCAACTTGTTGAAATTGTCGTCTACCCGTTTCAGTATTTAGTCCATACTCCTCAATAAGTTCTCGCAATAAGTCTGGATCACTTATAGTCCGACCCCAATCGTGCATAACAATGTGGTCTCCCATCCAAGCAAGATTTCCAAAATGTGCGTCTGCGTGTACGATATACGCATCGTTCAAATACGCAACTGCGTGAAGCAGTTTTTGTATCTCTCTGCGCGTCTCGGGCAATGGATGAGTCAACGCACCCTTTCTTACAACATCAAGACCTTGAGCAGGTGTAATAAGGTTAACTCGCCGCTCATCTGGTCCAGGAGTTTCATTGCGTTGTGCATCGTTTTTACAGGGCTTCCCTGCGGCATTGACGAGATCTTCGGGTTTAAAATCGGGAGTACAAGTCGCAACCGCAAGATTGAAATGTTTTGTAATCGCAACATCTGGATACTTTGCTTGAAGACGATCGATCGTCTCTTTCACCTCAATCTGTGCTTCAACTTCATCACCGTCGGGCGTCCAGTCCGCGACAACCCGCGATACATAGTCACCCGCTGGATACTGTGCTGGACTCTGTGTTCCTTGGACACACGCTACGACGGGGCGATATACGCATGTATCCGCGCCCGTCGCTATAAATGCGCCTCCGCGTCTCATTTATCTTTCGTTGATAATAAATGACAAACGACGCAAAGAAGGAAACATCGTGGACTCAATCTATCACGAACGAGACCCTGTGCCAGTATTTCTACGTGGTTTTCTTCATCACAGCGGTTCTTGCCGCGATCGCCGTGGGCATGGATGTTCTTCTCGTGTTCAAACGGCCCGCACTTGGACTGAGTATGCTCATTCGCAGCGCACCCGTTCTTATTCTGTCCGTCCTGAACTCTCTCTTTCTGTATATCCTCTGCGCGCGGACACTGTTGAAGTAGAATTTATCCTCCGAGAGTATAAATACAAATGGGTGGTGGTCTATTACAGCTCGTTGCCTATGGCGCGCAGGACGCCTATATCTCCGGTAACCCGCATATCACCTTCTGGAAGGTGCTGTATAAGCGTCATACGAACTTCGCAATGGAGTCGTTCCGTGTGAACTTTACGGGCGCGCCCAACTATGGCCAGCGCCTCGTGGCAGTCGTGAACCGCAATGCTGATCTTATCTGGAAGACGTATGTTCAGGTCGTCCTGCCCGACACCACTACCGGCCTCACAAACCCTGTTCTGTGGAACGGCGATGACACCCGCCGCATTGGGTACATCCTGCTGAAGAAGATTGAGCTTGAGATCGGCGGCCAGGTCATTGATACGCACTACGGTGAGTGGCTCTTCCTCTGGGAGTGCCTGACGGCGAGCTTTGATACGTCTGTCAAGCTGGACTCCATGGTGGGTGGTGGTTACAACGGTGCGTCAACGACGGCAACGTCATGCGGTGGTCGCCCGGCGGTCCTCTACATCCCACTCCAGTTCTGGTTCTGCCGCAACCCTGGTCTTGCGCTGCCCCTGATTGCCCTCCAGTACCACGAGGTGCGCTTCAACATTACCCTCGGTGCTGCCACGGACCTGGTGAGCAAGGGCGCGTACACCAACATTGCGCAGGCCGCGTATGCTCTTCCTAACATTCAGGACATGTCGCTCTACATGGACTACATCTACCTGGATGTGGAGGAGCGTCGCCGGTTTGCCCAGGAGTCGCACGAGTATCTGATTGAGCAGCTCCAGACGGGTATCCCGCAGACGATCAACACCGCCACGGGTCGCCTGGATCTGACGCTGAACCACCCTGTCAAGGAGCTTGTGTGGATCTTCCAGGATGCTCGCAAGACGGACTGCGGCTCGGCGGTCACGGCAGCGGTCGGATACACGCAGCCCTTCTCATACGATGACATCGTGGACAAGGCGCGCATCCAGGTCAACGGCCAGGATCGCTTTGATGAGCGTTATGGCGACTACTTCTGGAAGGTCCAGCCCTACCAGCACCACACTGGCGGTGCCTTCTTCCCGATCCACAACTCGGTTGCGACGGCTGCGGCGTCGGCTGCGGGTGGCGCGATTCAGGCGAGCTTCACGGGTGTGATCGTTGGAAATACGCTCACAGCCAGCGCAGTGACGGGAACCTTGGTGGTGAACCAGCTCGTCACGGGTGCACTTGTGCCGCTCGGAACCTACATCACTGCGTATGGCACGGGTGCGGGTGGTGCCGGAACCTACGAGGTCAGCGTGAACGCCAACGCCCCCTCCACTGCCATGCTGAGCTCCTTGAACAACGTCCAGTCTGTGACGAACTTCAACCCGATCAACGTGTATTCCTTTGCGATCCAGCCTGAGGAGCACCAGCCTTCCGGCACTTGCAACTTCTCTCGCATTGATACGGCAACCCTGGTGTTTGACAGCATCACCTCCAACGGTGCAGGCAACTTCCCCAGCAAGGCCTACCCCTACAACTTCCGCATCTACGCGGTGAACTACAATATCTTCCGCATTATGAGCGGCATGGGTGGTCTGGCTTACAGCAACTAAATACTATACAATATATATGAGCTATTGGGGATACCACCTGATTCTAAATGCGGGGAAATGCGCAGCTGCTCCCATTCGTTGTGCGAAAGCGATTGGCACGTTTTCCGACACGCTAGTCAAGAGGATTGATATGGTCGCATACGGCTCTCCTCAGATTGTCATGTTTGGAAGTGGCAACAAGAAGGGGTATACTCTTGTCCAGCTGATTGAGACGTCCAACATCTGTGCGCACTTTGTAGAGGAGTCTGATGACATGTATTTGGATGTCTTCTCGTGCAAGCCTTTTAATCCCGCGGAAGTGGAGACCGTTGTTCGCGAGACGTTCCAGCCAGCCCAGATTAGCACAAAGTTCGTTCTGCGCGATGCTCGGGTTCAGATGCAGTAACTCCCACAAAAACAAATCAACATAGCAATAAATGGGTATCCCTCACATTTATTGGTATGTATTGTTGATCGTTATGTTGGAGACAATGGCGATGGGTTGTTTCAAGAAGAGCATTGATAACAACGCCTTCTTTGCGGTGGGAGTTCTCTTCTACGCAGTTATCGGATATCTTCTTCGGCTGACTATGAATTCAAGCGGCATGGCCATGACGAACGCGCTGTGGTCTGGGTTGTCGGTGTTCGCAACAACGGTCGTAGGCACCTTGTTGTTCAAAGAGGTTCTTCACTTCCATGACTTTATCGCGTTTGCGATGATTGTCGGAGGTGTTATGATCTTAAAGGTTACGGACTAGATCCGAACTTGTAAGTTTTGTGTTGGGTGTGCAATTCCCAATTCCCAAGGTTTGCTGCATCATGAGCGGAGCAGGGCCTGATCCGGGGCATTTCACGTGATCGTTGCCCAAGGAATGACCCATCTCATGTGTGACCATATATTGCCGATAGCGCTCCAACGGCAGCTTGGACGCAGATGCTCCGTGCATCCACCGATCCGCATTCAGCCAAACCATAGTCCCCCCCATGACTGCACACGAGAGTTTCGGATCCTTACATCCGTTGTGTTTCAAGGTCTTTGGGCTAGAAAGGTGTATCGTCTTTCCCTTTCCAGGAACAAATGTATGAAACTGAGCCCAACCGTCCGGGTCTGCCAAATAGATAGCAACTTCTTCCGCAAACTTCTTTGCGTCGTAGTTGACATCGGAATCCACAATCGTGTGGTACGCGACCTTCATTGTATTGAAAACGGAAAGGGTTTTGTTCGGCGGATAGAAAGCACAATGTCCTGCCGCCTTATAAAATTTCGCTCTCTTTGTGAATACGGCTGCCTCTTTCGTGACCAAACGTTTCGCCATCTTCGTTGTCCTGAACTTCCCAACACAGCTGCGTGTGTAGCACCTTGCGCTCCCAGGGAGAGGTGCCCCTGTACCGTGCCAAACAAAACGCAATCTCTCCCTCCTAACAGCTTGCCCTGCTTATCATGAAGTGCCATCACTGTAAAAAGAGAAGCCACTTGGAGTTCACATGCCAATGCAAAAATGTCTTCTGTGTTGCCTGCCGAATACCGGAAGTTCACCAGTGCCCGATTGACCTGAAGACCAAGGTTGTATTGGAGAGGGTTGTAGCTGAGAAGGTTGCGAAGATCTAGTCATAGTACTCCGGGCTTATCTGAATCGCAAGGTTCTCAAGGACCAGCTGAGCAAACAGCGGAGACATCTGACCATGACGAGAAATCGTTATTTCAATGCGCTGGTGCTGGCGATGCTGTACGCGGATCATCACATACTTGCTTGGGTTCAGCTTGGCCGAGATCGTGACATCGTAACCGTCGTTGACTTCAAAGATGCGTCCTTCATAGTGATCGCTAATGTCCATGTCCTGGAGCATGTTGCTGAGCGCATTGTGGATGTTGTTCATTTTGGGAGGGGTAATTGAAAAAGGTTTGGACCAACCTTTTCCGTTTTGAAATTTACGCACACACGTCCACATAGGTCGCTCGGTGCCAGCCCCAGTCATCGTAGGGCGCCAGGTCCGTGAACGGCCCATCTGCGGCACAGTCGCGGCACATGAACCCGACCGCAGTCTTCAGCGGGCAGATGCGGTGGCTCAGGCACATACAGCAATCCAGGTGGACATTCTTGCAGCGGGCCTGGTAGCCGCGCACAAGGGACTGGATCTTGGTTGCGCTGATCTTGGTCTTGACCGCCTTGGCCTTGACCTCGGCGACGATCCGCTTGATGTCCTTGTCAATCCAGCGCTTCATGCCAAGAGCACCCGCCTGGCGAGCGATCAGCTTGAAGGCCTTGCGCCAGGGGGCCTGCGCCCGGGTCACCTCAGCCTGCTCGCGCTCCTGACGAAGCGACCAGTACGCCTCAGCAAACGTGCGGCTTGGAGTAAGCGCAGACCATCCGAAGATGTCGTCGCCATACTTGCCAGGCTCATCCGCCATGTCCTGGTAGAGACGCTCAACCGAGTTCGCAACTCGCTTGATTGCGTCACACTGAACGAACACGCGGTCCGTCATAATATCGCCCCACTTGGCGGTTCCATTGTAGCTCTGTTCTACGGCGAGCTGCCCTAGGCCGATGATCATGTCCGATCGGCAGATTGTCTTCTGGGGTCGCGCCACAGCGGTCGCCCAGTTCACCTTTGTACGTGTGTTGACACCATCACGTGCGTTTACGGACGCAAGCCGGGATACTGTTGAGGTAGCCATGGAATACCCTACTTCTGGCACTAATGAATCCGTTTTGGGGAGTTCAAGTCTTCAAAACGGATTCATGCCCGCCAATCCTTATAGTCTTCCCCCCAAGACAACACATTCTAACACTTCGTTAAAATGTCCTCCTTCAAGCAGCTACTCGTCAACGCGATCATCAAGGTGACTCACGCCAATCCTTCTCTGGATAGGCCTGACGGTCCCTCTGCGACTGAGGCGCGTGATGAGTTCATCGCAAGTCTGGTTGCTGAGCTCTTCCCTGAGAACACCCTTGTTCACATCAAGAAGTCCAAGGTCGCTGAGGCTTCCCCTGTCGTGGAGAAGAAGAAGCGCGGTCCCATGAGTGATGAGGCCAAGGCTGCGATGAAGGCAAAGCGTGATGCCACCATCGCAGCAAAGTCCGCTGGCAATTCGCCTGTGGCCGCCGAGGTGAAGCCTACCAAGGCGAAGAAGGCCAAGGTTGATCCCGTGCCCGAGGGCACTGGGACCCTTGTTGCCGATCCGGAACCTAAGAAGTCCCCCAAGGCCAAGAAGGTCAAGGAGGAGAAGTCCCCCAAGGCCAAGAAGGTCAAGGAGGCCGCTGAGGAGAAGGCTCCCAAGGCGAAGAAGGCCGCAGTGGCCGAGGATGCGAATCTACAGAAGATTGATCCGACTTGGCGCAAGCACCTAAAGAAGGCTGCGGGCGACAAGTATGCGAAGGAGCAGGAAGCAGGTCTCCTGACGTTCCTGAATGCCTTGGACAAGGCTGCCTTTGACGCCAAGCGCGCAGAGGATCATGTCAAGGAGTTCCTTGCGCAGTCCGGTCCTGCTGATGGCAAGGTTGAGGCCGAGGTCATCATTGTTGAGTTCAACGGTAAGGAGTACTACGTCAACCCCGAGACCAAGCGGGTCTACGAGGGCGAGGGCGAGTATGATGACGAGACCGAGACATGGACCACCATGAAGCCGGTTGGTTATGCTGGAATGGCAGCCTTTGCTGACATGGAGCTTGAGTAAGCTCATGGCGAAGGAATGTATAAATAAAAATTTTTCATTGCGGCCTCGTGGTTCTCAAAACGGATTCGTGCGCCGGCTGGCTATGGCTATCCCCCCCAAAGTTACAATATGAATCCTACTACACTTGAGAACACCTGGCGCCTCCGCGAGGCTGAGCTGAAGGCTGAGCAGGTGCGCACTCGCCTTGAGGTGGCTGCGGATCTTCTCTTCAACTCTCTCGTGAGTGACACCGTCTTCGGCATCGCCCCTAGGGTTGCCGCGATTCGCGAGGAGATGGACCGCGTCTGCCGCACGGCAACTTCGCGTTACGAACTTCGTGTCCCGATCTGGAGCTTCTGCACTCGCAGCTTCCTCAAGGGCCGAGTTGAGGAAGCTGACGGATTTGCGACCGCCGAGCAACACGAGGCGTGGCGTGCTCACCGTGACGATGTCGTCGCAGTTCAGGGTTACCACAGCGCGATCCCTATCCCAGGACGCCAGCATGTGAACGTCAGGACGCAAGACGTCATTCAGTATACGAACATCATGGACCGACTGACGGTTCAGCTGTTTGGGACCACGAACTTCCTCATGAAGTGCGGTACGGTGGACACAGAGGCGATGCCCGAGCTCGGTATCCGTGTTACGACGAGGACGCTGTTCCTCAATTTCTATCCCGATGGGTTGACCATCCCTCAGATGTCAACTCTCCACCAGATTGCGCGGAGGTATCAGACGCCGCCAACGTCGCCGAGGTTGACCGCTGTGCCTCCTCCCATTCGGCGCGAGACGACCAGGTATGTCTACGACGACGAGGTTGGCCTTTCGGCGGACCCGCGGTGTTACTGCTCTGTCTGTGTTGCCGAGTAAGCAACAATGTATGTCTAACTCAAAATTTTTCAATTAGCAGTCACATCCAATCGTGTTGGTGATAACATCGGGCGCGTCAGGTGCCATGAACTCACCCAGAGTCTGATTCGGCAGCACCCGATTGTCTCTGGCGTTCTGGGCACCCAGGACATTGGTATACTGTCGCAGCAAGGATGTGTACGCACCCGCACCATCTTGCTTGCGGACAATCCGAGGAATGATGACTGTGAATGTAATCGTCACTGTACTTACTCCGTTGTCGTCTTTTACGTAACAGATCGTGGATGTACTCCCTATTTGCGCAGGTGTCCCCGAGATAACGTTTGTTAAGGGGTCAAACGTAAGTCCTGCGGGCAGAGTCCCAGTAGAAACGAAGAAGTACAGTTGCCCAGTGCCAGTTGCGGCTAATTGGATTGGTGTGATGGGAACGTATTGATATAGCAAATAGGATCTGGTTGAGGGAGCCGTAATTGTAGGACCGGTACCGATTAATGGGTAAAACGTAAGATTGACATTGATATCGCCCTCAGCCGATTTGATATAGTTTGGAGGCGTGAGAGAGATGAACCGTGAGGCTCCGTCATTTGAAACTGGGAAATCAGGACCAAAAAAATACGGATTAATAATCACGCCAGGAATCCAATTTGACGCAAACGATGACGACAGATCGTGTTTGTATAAAAAAGTAGTACTACTAGAAGGGGTCGGGTCCTCCAATTCAACAAAAACATTCCAATTTGTTCCATCAAAATTCAAGGATCCCAACGGCAGAGGCGGCAGCGGTCGGGTCATCCTATTCCCGAATAGATTGCTAGCTGCTAAGTTCGCTAAAAACCAATTGCTTCCGTTGGTTGAATATCGCAATTCAATGTTGTAATAGTTGGACGGGCTGGTGAATCCGCTGATACCCGTCGCAAACCATGTGTTGGACGCATACACAACTTCGTAACCAAACATGCTAAATCCACCCGTCGCATTTGACCAGTTTGAGCCGTTGTCGGTGGAGTACTTGATTGTTGATGATGGTCCTGTATACGGAGGAGCCCCTTCCGCGTCCCCCGTCTGATATGATTCTGACCCAGTAGCAATCCAGATATTTGAGTCATCCAGCGAATAACTAGCACATTCATCTGAAAACCCGCCAGTTACAGGGGACCAATTGGATCCTTCATCGGAAGACCTGGCCATTGCAGTGGCGCTGCCCAGACCACTATTATAAGATCCTCCAACCATGAGCACTCCGTTTTTGTATCGGAGAGCAGCACCTCCTGCTAAATATGGGCCGTCAATTGAACCACCGCCCGTCTGGTCATGCGTATAAAGATACTGGCCCGCTACAAGTATCGGTGACGAGGAGATATCCCACGTTACCGCATCGTCATCCGAACGAATCATTGTCGCCGCAACAAACGGATCGCCGCCAAAATCTTTAGAACCTGCTGCGAACCAAGTTGACGTATTCGGCTTGTTCGCAATTGTTGACATTTTGAACACTGAGATATTCGGATCAAATGGAACCTGCTGAAAATTGGCCAATGTTGTTCCTCTAATAAAAATCCCCGAATTCGTTGCTATAAGAACGCTAACATCCGTAGGACTTGATACCTTGAATTGTATGTCCGAGATGGATCCGGAATTGCTGCCACCAGATACATTAATTAAGTCCCAATTTGAATGAACATTGCTGGATCCAAACAACCCAACTGCGGGACCGAGGGCTCCATTCCCCCACACAGCCACCAACGACTCATTCGCAAAGTATGGGTTTGTTGTAACATTCGCACCAAGTGATCCAAGTAAGACACCGGCAGTCCCATTCACCGTAAAGTTACACGATGACGGCAGTACATTTGGCGGAATGCCGGATACCCAAGGACCATCAATGAATCCAGATGTAGAGTCAATGTTCAGTCCATATGTTTGCGTCATGCTAAGATCGTAATTGCTTACTGTCGTGCCACTGTACGCTGTTCCGGTTACTTGTACGGACACAGGGTCTCCCGCTAGATAATTGTAAATGTTTTGCGGAACTGTAAAAAGGATGCTATCGGGTGTCAACGTATAATTGTAGAATGCCGAACCCGATGCATATCCCGTCGTGGGAATGATCTCAATCGTGCCCGACACATCACTAGACAACGGTGTTCCAGAGATGACGCCTGCGGGAGATATATTCAACCCGGACGGCAACAGAACCTCCGAGAAATTGTTGATGGGCCTCTCACTCAATGTGGTAACCGGAATCTGGAAGGGCGCAATGACCCGATTTTGGATGAAAGTAAAGTTGGAGGTCGGAACAGTTCCAAATGTAAAAATATCGTTTAGAACCGCAAAATTTGTATTGCGAGTCGCAGTGGCGGGAGAACCCGTCGCGACCGCAGTAACCGCAAGGGCCGTGAGGGCGGTTACCGTATCCGGAAATCCGCTGATAATGCCACTGCTATCCAACGTCATACCTGTTCCGGCAAGAGCTGGGGCAGACAGTGTAACAGGAAGACCGGAAGCAGCTTGCGCCTTGAACTGAATTGGAGAACTGTAGTATCCGGTCTTGGGCACGTCCAGTGGCCGCGACAGAATGAAGTTGAAGCACGCGTCTACTGCCGGTGTAGGAGACACGAATGTAATGAAATCGTCTTGAACTGTGATTGGTGTTACATACTCTTGGGTGAAGCCATTTGAGTTGGTGGCACGAATCGTATAATTTGCGCTGCTAGCACCAAGCGTCGGTGTTCCAGACAAATACGCATTGGATCCAATGCGGGTCAACGACAAGTCAGCTCGCAAATCTGGCGAGAAGATGCTTGCGATATTGGTCCCAGATCCCGTGTTGAAATATGTCCTTGCCCGAAAGAAGTTCGCACTCGGGTCCACTGGCACACCCGAATAGAGAGTAGGGATCGCACTCTGGTCAAAGAGCACAGTCTCGTTGAATGCGAATGTGACTGCGAAGTTGCTTATGACTGCCGGCAGAGGGCTGACACGCGTTCCCTGGATCGTATAGGTTGCCGAGGAGACACCCGCATTCGCATATAGATAGGCGGCGGCAAGAGATGGTGTTCCAGCCATCACAAAGGCATGTGATGGGTCTGTGGTAAGGAACCCAAAGTTGTTGCTGATGGTGCGGTTGCTGTTGTTGAAGTCAAACACATTGATCCCATCGGGAAATGTATTCCATGTGTACTTGAGCGTTCCACCGGACGGATAGGGAGGAAACGCCGCAGTTAGTGCGCGTGTCGCGATGGGCACGCCAACGTCCATGTTGACGATTGAAGTTCCGGACAGATTGTAGAGGATACGTTCATTGCTGACGGTATAGGTGTTGCTTGTCGTCACGATCTTGGAACCCGTTGCCGCATCTTTTCCAATCAGCAGGTAGTTGC